GGCCGATGGGCTGGTCCGCGCCCAGGTGCTGGTTCTTCGCGCTCATGATTCTTCTCTCCTTCTGATTCAGGCCCGGGGACCGCCCCGCGGGCCGCTATGCGAGCCGGGTCCGCTACGGGCGGATCAGGCGGTCTCCTTCTTCCCCTGGGCTTCGCGCGCGAGCTGCGCGCCTTCCTTCTCCAGTTCCTCCCCGGTCTTCTCCTTCGGCTCGCCGTCGGCGGCGGGCTTCATGCGGGAGAGCGGGGTGCCGACGATGCTCCGGACGTTCTTCATGATCTCGTCGAAGAGCGCGATGGGGTCGACCGGGACGCCCGTGACGGTCTTCCCGTCGGCCGAGAGCGCCATGGCCTCCGCCTGATCCTTCAGGGCGAAGAGGTTCTGGAGCGCCTCCTTCTGGGCGGGCGGGACGAGGCCCAGCTTGATCAGGCTCTCGGCCTTCGACTTGGCGAAGGCGAGCTTGTCCTTCGCGCGCGCCAGCTTCAGGAGGTCGTTCTCCTGACGCAGCGCCTTCTTCTCGGCGTCGTCCTCCGCCGGCGGCGGGGCCGCCAGCTTGACCAGCTTGCCGTCCTTCTGCTCCAGGCCGTTGGCCTTGAGCTCGACGGCCAGGGCGACGGCCCCGTCCTCGCTGGCCTTGATCTTCGCGAGGGCCGTCTTCTGCTCCTCGTCGCGCGTCTTGATCGCGGCGAGGACCTTCGCCTCGTCGGCGTCCTCGGCGATCCCGAGGGCGAGGGCGATGGCTTTGAACATGGGAGCCTCCTTCTGTTTTCCCTCGGGCGACATGCCCTCGGCGATTTCCTTGCTCAGGTAGAGGGGGAGTTCCTCGCCCGTGCGCGACATCGCGACGGCCTTGAAACTGCCCTGTCCGGGGATCACGGGGTAGTCGGTGGCGCAGACGTGTAGGATGACCTCCGGGTACACGTTGCCGAGCGCGTCCTTCACGTTGCGCTTGATGAAGGCCGAGACGCCGTCGATCTTGCCGCTGGCGAGGCGCTCCTCGACGTCCTTGCCGCGCGGGTTGACCATGCCCCACAGGCGGCCGTCGCGGACGATGAACTCCTCGTCCCAGTCGCCGAGGTTCGACATCGCGTCGAACTTGTGGCCGTCCGGGAACGGGACCTTGTTGCCCGCGCGGCGGTACTTCGTCGTGTTGTTGGCCAGCGCCTGGAGGCGCTTCGGGTCCGAGTAGTCCACGATCTGGCCCGTGTCGGGGTGGATGAACACGCCCTGGGGCAGGATGTCCTTGACGAACTTCCCGAGCCCGGTGGACTGGAAGCGGTCGCCCTTGTGCAGCAGGACGGTCTCGTTGCTCACGCGGCCTCCTTCGGGGGCTGGGGCTTGATGTCGGCGGAGCCCTTCGGCGCGATGCCGTCGAGTTTCCCGGTCTTCCGGAGGACCTCGACGAGCTCGCGGACTTCCTTGACGGTGCGGCCGAACGCCGGGGCGGGAAGCCGCTGGACGTTCTCGAGGGCGGCCTTCACGGCGGTCTCGGGCTTCACGCCCACGACGAACGCCTCCGTGACGTGCGCGCAGTTCGGGTGCCACGGCGGCCCGCCGTTCGGGATGCTGCGGAGGGACGGGAAGCCGAGCGGATCCACGCCCGGGCCGACGTAGAAGACCTGCCCAGCGTAGAGCGTGCATTCGTCCACCTTGTCCTGCTGGTGGCGCGAAATGCGGACGTGGCTGATGTTGTTCTGCTGGAGCCGGACCACCATGCCGACGCGGTGCAGGTCTGCCTGCATCGTGCGGGCCGTCAGGGCGACGTAGGCACGGACGGAGCCCTTCCACCCGCCGACCTGGATCTGGTAGCCCTTCGCCATCTGCTTCCAGGTCTCGACGTCGCCCGCGAAACCCGCCTGCGCCATGCGCGCCGCGGCGGCCGGCGACACCTTGCCCGTCAGGATCGTCCGGGCGATGTCGGTCGCGACCTGGCGGTGGGTCTGCCCCCGGATGATTCCGCCGATGACGTGCTGCCGGACCTCCGCGTCCTGAGCGAACACCAGCTGGGTACGGCGGACGACGCCCGTCGCGCGGCTCAGGATCTGGCGCTGCAGGTCCGACAGCTTGTCCGTGATGGCCGCCACCTGCGCGCGCAGCTGGATCTGGTTGATGGGCGTGAACGCCGTGCGGGGTTCGGGGAAGCCCTGGGCCCGCTCCGGGGCGGCGCGTTCGGTCTGGGACCGGATGCCTTGGACGGCCGCGTCGTCGCCGAGGTAGTAGGCGTTCGGGAACTCCTCGTAGATCCAGCGGCGCAGCGCGCCGTCGCGCTTGGGGTCGATGTCCCGGGCGATCTCCCGGATGCGGATGAGGGTCTCGCGCGCGCGGGCGGCGCCGGGGCGCGTGACTCCCGACGCGACCTCCCGCAGGATGCGGTCGATCACGCGAGCGTAGATCTCGTCCAGCGCCGCGAGGTTCGCGGCGGAGGCGAGCAGGCTCAGGAGGTCACGCGCGACGCTCATGCTTTCGTGTATGCGAGTTCGAGCAGTTCGATCTCGGCGTCCGTGTCCAGCTGCAGGTTGTAGGTGTAGTCGCCGTGGATCAGGGCCGTGAGGGGGAAGGGCTCGGCCTCCGTCGCCTCCCCGAGGGGGATCAGGACCTCGCCGTCCTCGACCCACCCGTCCATGCCCGAGATCTCGAAGCCGGCGTCCGTCACGGCCTCGGTCGCGGCGACGTTCGCGTCCTCGCTGTCCGTGTTGCTCGTCAGGAGGATCTTGGAGACGTCCTCGGGATCGGCGACGGCCTCCATGTCGAGGTCGTCGGCGTCGATGGCGGCCTGGATCGCCGCGAGGGTCGCGTCACGCATGTACTCGACCGTGCGGGCCGCCGTGAACGGGATGGCATAGTCGCCCGTGATGCCGCCCGACGAGTTGTACTCGAAGTTGACGGCCGGGTTCGTGCCGTCGTCCAGGGTGAAGTCGTCCGTGTCGGCGAGGTCCGCGCCCGCGACGACCTTGATCCACCCCGTCGCCTTCGTGTTGCCGCTGCGCTTGCGGCGCATCAGGTGGACGACGGAGGTCTCGCCGAACAGCTGGATCTGGCCCACGAGACGGTGGGGACCCTTCTCCGTGGTGGAGAAGTCGGACGGGAAGATGTCCGTGTCCTCGCCGGGCGCGGCCGCCATGTGCAGGGGCTCGACCCCCTTGAAAGCGATCAGGCTGTCCATCGGTTCTCCTCTACTGGCTGACCACGAGGGTCACGGTGTCGGTGGCCTCGAGGTTCTCGGACCCGCCGTCCACGAGCGTCACGAGGTTCTCCAGGACCTCGACGGTCCCGTCCCAGGGCTTCGCGACGCCCGGCGTCGCGGTGATGTTCACGAGGACCGCCATGACGGTCGGGGCGAAGTCGAAGTGGAACTGCATGGTCCCGAGCGCGATCTCGACGGCCTTCGGGACCCGCTTCTGGATCGAGAGCTTCACGAGCCCGGAGGCCTTGCCGCCGTACATGGCGGCCGCGGCCCACGCGTTGTTGGCCCCGCCCAGCGTCTCGGCGCAGGCCAGGACGACGGCCCCGACTGCGTCGGCCGTGATCAGGACCTCGTTCTCGCTGACGTCGACGGCCGTGACCTCCTCGGTCCCGTGTTCGTTGATGTCGGCCACGAGCGCGGGCGAGAACGCCGCCGGCGTGAGGGTCGTGACGAGGCCGACCGCGATGCGGCCCGCCGTGACGCCGCCGCCCTTGTAGATATTCTCGGCGTCCGCGTGGGCCGCGATGGTCGTCCCGGACTGGCCGCGCAGCAGGGTCACGACGCCGCCGGACACGCTGGCGACGCGCATGATCTCGTTCTCGACCCGGATCAGCAGCCCCGCCGCCCAGGTCGTGCCCGGGTAGTCGGCGGCCGCGATCTCGAGGGGGCTGTCCTCGCTGTCAAAGTCCCCGTTGTCGGTGTCGTCGGTCGAGTCGGTGTTGACGATCTCGATCTCGTAGACGTCGTCGCCGATGGTCACCGTCTGCTCGTGGACCACGTCCGACGCGACGCGCAGGACGTTGATGGCGCGCTGGCCGGGCTGGACCCCCGCCAGCATCTCGGGGGACAGGTCGGCCGCCGCCAGGCGGCGCTTCAGCCACCGCCCGGGCTGGGTCGTGAGCTTCTCGGCGGGCTTGATGACGAGGTTGTCGTCGTCGGTGGCGGTGGAAGCCGCATCGTAGACGTAGTCGTCGTCACCCTCCTCGACGCGGGCGAGGTCCTTCGGGAGGATGGGCCAGATCAACCGGAGGGTCTCCAGGTCGGGCACCAGCGCGATCTTCTTCTTCATCCGATCTCCCTTTTTGGCTCAGGCTGCGCTTGTCAGCACGCTGAGGGCGATACCCCTCAGCGCCTGAGACGAACGCAGCGAAGCGTTACTCGTAGGCCTCCCAGCGGACGATGTCGCCCGCGATGGGGTCCGTCGCGCCCGCGAACGTGAGCAGGATGTCGCCGCCGTCGACGGTCATCTGCCACGTCGGGTGCTTCACGACGCCCGCCGTCGTGCGGCAGGACGCCTGGGGGAACCGCGGGCTCGTCAGGCCCGTCGGGATCCGGATGCAGTCGGCCAGGATGTCCTCGTCCTCGACGATGTACTCGCCGCGCGCGGGCGTCTGGATGCCGGCGTTCTCGCCGCCGAGCATCGTGCCCGAGCCCGACACCGTGAGGTTCGTGGCGCTCTCGGTGAGGACCATGTTGCCGTTCGCGCCCACGCGATCCGCGACGAGGCGGATGCAGTAGCCCGACGCGTTGACGGAGTCCATCTCGGCCGTGACCGGGATGGCGGGCTTGTTGGCGTTGATCGCGGCGATCAGGGCCTCGGCCGTCGCCTCGGCGTCGCCCCCGATCACGACCTGCACGCGGCCGGCCGTGAACGTGGCGTTCGAGTCGAACTCGTAGACCTTGTTGCCGATGGTCACGATCCCCGTATCCGCCGGCTGGGCGGAGATGTGGATCGCGCCGACCGCCTTGGACCCCTTGAACTTGAACCGACCCGACATTGAAGACCCCCTTTCAGGGCACGGGCCCCAGGCCCGTGGTAAGGCGGGGTACGCCCGCCGCGCCTTCGCTGCACCTGTTCCAGGCCTCGCGCAGGTCGTCACTCCCGCGCGCGGCCGACTTACTCGTCCTTGCTGTGCCCCTCGCGTTCGCGCGCGCCTCGCCCCTCGAGCGTCTTGCGCGCGACCTGGCCGCCCTCGTCCGTCAGCTGGGGGTCCGCGTCGGCGGCTGCCGCGCGTTCCTCGTCCAGCGCCTCCTTCCGGGCCTTTTCGATCTGCTCGATCTCGTCGGCGGGCCGGATGGGGAGGTTCATGGAGCGGGCGATGCCCTCGACGTCCAGCCGCTCCAGCAGCTGCGTCGGGCGACCGTCGGCGATCATGCTGTCCGCCTGGAGGACGATCTTCATCACGTCCTTCAGGAGGCCCTTCATGCCGTTCGAAAGACCGCCCGCCACGACACGCGTGCGGGACTGCTTCCAGCGGTCCTCCGGGAAGTTGAAGCGGCCGAGGTCCTCGACCACCTGGGGGTTCACGACGGAGCCGAGCCAGTCCGTCACGGTCGCGTCCATGAACATGCTGAGGACGTCGGCCTGAAACTCGGCGTCGGCGTTCCCGAGGCCGCCCGCGCCGGCCGCCATGACCCGGTCCGTGATCAGGAGGGCCCGCAGCTTCCGGACCTCGAGCTTCTCGGCCCGCTCGACGAACATCTCGCCGCGGCCCTCGTCCTGGACGTACTCGAAGTCCATCAGACGGTTGCCCTTCTCGTCCGTCTTGGAGTCGAGGATGATGTTCGAGCCGTTCCGGGAGGCGCCGACGTGGTCGGCCAGCCACTGCCAGCCGTTGATGGCCTTGCCGTCCTCGCCGATGATCTCGGCGGGGGCGAAGCCCTTGGTCGTGGGCTCGCCCTTGCGCTCGAAGTAGCGGTTCGTGCTGAGCTCGTGGACGACGCCGAACCACCACGGCTCGAAGGCCTGGTCCAGCAGGGGCCAGCCCGTCAGGAGGCCCGCGACGTCCTCCGCGCGGTGGCTCCAGAGGATGCAGGACTCCGGGCCCACGGCCTTCTTCCCGTCGACCATGTTCCCGACGCCGCCCTGCTCGACGCCGCCCCACTCGTCCTTCTCGGGGTCGATGAGGAGCCGCAGCGTCTCGTGCGGGATCGCCTTCGTCTTCTCGATGATCCAGGCGCTGGGGAAGACCTTGTCGTCGGCCGAGATCTGTCCCTTCAGGCGGCGCTTGACCTCGACGAGGAAGTCCTGGACGGCCCACTGCTTCGCCAGGACCTGCCAGCCGAGCGGGATCGCCATGCTGCCGCCCATCGCGAGCTTGGGGTAGATGGCCTGCAGCGCCGCCTCGATGAACGCCCGGATCTCCTCGTCGCGCGACTCGACCGTGTACTGGAGGTTCGTGATCGCGGAGCGGTGGAGGGCGATGCCGAACCCGATCAGCGGGTCCTTCAGCATCATCTTCCGCTGCTTGAGCGTGACCCGGATCGGGTTGAAGACGCCGACGATCTCGGAGCCGTCCCCGGCGTAGGTGGAGGTCTTATGGAACTGGCGGAGCCTGATCCCCGGTGGCAGGCCGCCGGCCGGGAGGGTCGGCTGCTTCTCCGCGACCGCCAGCGCGCGGCCTCCACCGAAGAAGGATCGGAGGCGCTCGAACATCAGAACATCCTCCCGCTGCTCGAGGGGAACACGCGGGAGATGGAAGGAGCCGAGACGGCCGCGACACGCGCGGGCTGCTCGCCCGCGAGGTAGTTGTAGGCGTGCGCCGCGGCGTCCACCATGTCGATGGTGGGGCCGCCCGGGAAGCTGTCGACCTCGGCGTGGAACTCGCTGTTCCAGGCGGCCTTGCGGATCGTGAGGTTGCCGACGCTGGCCTGCCCCGCGAGCGGACCCGCGCGCAACTCCTTCGACCCCGTGGCCGAGGCCTCGCGGACGGTCCAGCCGTCGAGCAGGCGCTTCAACTCCTCGACCTGGGCCTTGCCGCCCGACCCACCTTCCTGCTCGATCACGATGGGGATGCCTCTGCCGTCGTGCTCGGCGACTTGGCGGATGATCTCGTTCCTGCGCCCGGGGTTCCACCGACCGTAGCGCACGTCGGGGATGTGGTAGCGGTTCGCGGTGCCGTCGCGGCGCTTCGTCATGAGGACGCCCGCGGTGCGCTTCGCCGTGGGGCTCTCGCTTCCAGCCAGGTCCCAGGCCCTGACGCTCGCGATGGCCGCCTGGTCGGCGTCGACGATCTTGAACCACTCGCTACGGAGGTCGCCGCCGCCTCGAGGGTAGGGCCGCTGCTGGTAGAGGCCCGCCCAGACGTGCGGGTCAAGTCGCAGACGGATCTGCTCGTACTCGGCCGCGTCGTGGAGCTCGGGCACCAGGGCCTCGCCGACCTCGCGATGCCAGCCCCAATCCGGCCAGTGCTCGGTCTCCTCGGCGATCGCCGGGAGCTTGAGCACCGCCCAGCCCTTCTCCTTCCCCGCCTGGATCAGATCGGCGATCCGGCCCGGGGGGTCGTCGACGGCCCGGCGGGTCATGACCATGACGCGGATCCCGCCATGCTGGAGGCGGGAGCAGAGCTCCTCCTCGTACCAGCCCCAAACGCGATCCTTGACGAGCCTGCTCTCGGCGGTGGCGGCGTCGGCGATGATGTCGTCGGCGATCACGACCTCGGCGGAGCGGCCGGCGACGCCGCCCTCGATGCCAGCCGTCACCATGCCGCCGGTGTTCGGCGCCGCGAGGCCCCACTCGTTCGCCGCCGCCAGATCGTCGCGGAGGTGGACGCCGAAGTAGGCGGGCCCGAAGCGGCCCAAGGTGTCGCGCACCTGGCGACCCCAGCTCGCGGCGTACTGCGCGCCGTGGGAGCCGAGCACCACGCGATGGGACGGGTTGGCGCCGATCCACCAGGTCGGGAAGAAGCGGCTCCAATACTGCGACTTGCCCACCTGCGGCGGGCACATGATGAGCGCGGCCGAGATGCTCCCGAGGAGCAGCTTCCAGGCGACCAGGTCGAAGAGCCGCCAGAGCCTCGTCATCTTCATGCGTTCGTCAGTTGCCGTTCTTCCCAGCGCCGACGGAGTGAGCACCTCGGGCGGCCAGGCGAGCAGCGAGGTGAGCAACTTCGTCAACGGCGGCGGGGTCGGCGGTGAGTTGCGCAAGTCGATCATGGAGATTCATGGGAGCACTCGCGGCCTCGGCGCCGGCGTTGGCCGAGGAGTTGGCGTTGATCGTGATCCCGGCGGCCGCCGGCGACTGGTCGATCAGCGTCTTGCCCAGCAGGAACTTGAGGAGCTCGAGGTCGCCCTTCTTCGCCAGCTCTTTCGCGCGCTTCCAGCACCACGACAGCTCGCGCGAGTTGACGAGCTTGACGAGCTCAGTGTTGCGATTCGGGATGCCTCTCGGGCGGCCTTTCGGGTTGAGCGAATAGCCCTTCTTCGGATGGCCCTTCTCGTCGCGAGGGACGATGGGGGCGGGAGCCGCGGACGCGGGCACGTCCGAGGGTTCGACCACGACGAGCGGCTCGGGCGAAAGCCCGTCGCCGCCCGCCGGAGTCACGGACAGAGGCGGCGTCGGCGTGGGATCGGGTTGGCCGTTCCCGTTCGAGTGAGCGCCTGCGCCTTCGTCCACGCCCTTGTAATAGGCGCGTCGAGGCGGGACTACAACATGGGCGCTCCCCATCACCCATCGAGCGCCGAGCGTTTACGGGGTGCTAGCGTGCTCCAGGACCGCTTTTACGCCGAACTGCACACAACGATAGAGTTGGCCCACGACGATGAAAACAGGACTTCGTCGCCCCCTTCCGAGCTTCGGAAGCCGAAGCCCGGAAATGCGGAACCAGTCCTTCAGGGTGCGCTCGTTGACGCCGAACTCGGCGGCAATCCGCTTCCACCCGACGATCTTCTCCGACTTCTTGCCCACGTCACCTCCAATCCTCTCCCCGATCCCACCCAGCCTCTGCAGACGTCTGCACGGATCACTTCTCGACGAGCGGCGGCGTCCACCCATGCTCGAAGCGGCCGCCGAAGAAGTGGTGCCCGAGTTCGTGGCCGAGCGCCGGGAACGGCTTGTCGAGTACTCCGTAGAAGGCCTCCGCAGGGAACGGCGGCTGCCGTCGTCGGCAGGTCCAGGGCACGGCCTCGGGCGGGAACGGCGCGTCGGCCGCGATGCGCCGCACGCTGTAGAGCGACACGGCCAGGAAGCGGTAGCGCTCGTCGTACTGCCCGGTGGCCCAGCCCGTCTCCGACGAGATCGTCTGGAAAGCGCAGTCGTCGATGCCGTGGAGGCGGATGATCGGCAGAGCGCGGGCGACTTTGTCTCGCCCGATCCCGTACTTCGCCAGGTGGATCTCCGCGTGGGCGACCGCCTCGTCCAGGAGGCCGCCGACGTCGACGCCGCGGGCCCGGCTGCCGGCGTCGTGGAACTCGATGACGCGACCGGCCGGGCTGGTGATCATCACGCCGGGCGGGAACTTGCTCGACCGCTTCTCGCTCGAGGAGCAGCCCAGGCCCAGAAGCGCGGTCGGGATGAAGAGGGCGATGAGGATCCGCACGGCTACGCCCCCTTCTTCACCGGCGCCGCCTGCGCGGCCGCCTTGGCCTTGTCGTTCTTCTCGCGCTGCACACGCAGGGCCACCTCCACACGGAGGTCCTCCTCGGCCTTCTTCAGCTTCTCCTCGAGCTCGTTGGAGTACTTCACCGCCGCGGCCTCGCGCTTCTGCGCCGCGTCGCGCGCGATCTGCATGGACTCGATCGTCCCGCGGACCATCCCCTCGCGC